CGACTTTGTGAGGTCGTATATTAATAAACCAATATACAAGAACAAAGGTGTAGGAACTGGGGATAGTTTAGGTAGGGACTTTCCTGAAGTCATTGTTAGATCAACTGCATTGCTATCAGCAAGTTTAGCAATTATGCCTTATGATAGAGAACGAGGTGAGGAGTTGCAAGACATCGCTTACAATCCTATTGAATCTAATGGATTATTAGATTTGATTAGAAAAGGTGTGATTTCCATAGACCAAGATGAAGATGGTAGAGATAAAATCGTAAAAGAAGTTTCTATCAATGGAAGTACAACTGGTGCAATAGTAGATACTTTCGGACATCCACAAGTGTCATTTGACAGAATAAAAGTAATCATAAGTACAGCAGGAACTTTTGCAGCAGGAAGTGCATCAGGAGTAAAGTTTGATTCTTATGTTGGAAGTGATTCAGGATTAAAAGTAAGTCTTGTACAAAGTGGGCAAATCATTGATGGTGGACTACAACATATTGGTCATGGAGTATATGTACGATTCTCTACTGGTGTTTATACAATTAGTGATGAATGGGAAGTAGAAGTATCAGGATTAGACCACACATCAGGTGGTGGTATTGAAACAATACAAATGAAAAGGAGATAAAGATGCCATATCATAAAGGGAAAAAGAAAAAGAAAAAAGGTAAGAGAAAATAATGGCTAAAAATCTTACTGGGATTAATTTAAAAGGTTTAACTACTGTTCAAAGAAGGCAAATGAGCAGACATAAAACTCATCACACAAAAGCACATTTAAGAAAAATGGCTACTGAAATGAGAAAAGGAAAATCGTTTAGTCAATCCCATACTATAGCTATGAGAGCAGTTGGAAAATAATGGCACATATAGATAGAAAGAAAAAATTATTAAAGAAGTATGGTTTGAAGGGTGTCAATAAACCTAAGATGACACCAAGCCATAAAACTAAGAAAGCGATTGTATTATCACAATCAGGACACAAGTTGAAATTAATTCGTTTTGGATCGCAAGGTATGGGTCATAATTATAGTGCTGCAGCAAGAAAATCTTTCAAAGCAAGACATAGAAAGAATATTGCAAGAGGTAAGATGTCTGCTGCTTATTGGGCAGATAAATTTTTATGGAGTAAAGGTGGTAGAAAAAAGAATCCACCTAAATCACAAAAACAAGTATTTGGGAGAAAAAAATAATGTGGTCAATATTTAAAGATGAAAACGAGTACAACGAAAAAGCAATCATTGGATTTATTTCTTTTGCTTTGATGTGTGTATTTGGAATAGTAGATCTTGTAATGGGAATTATAGGAATTGAACTTGTAGTCAATGATTACATTTATAATTCATTTGTTTGGGTTACACTTGGTTCATTTGGAATTGCAGGAGCAGAAAAGGTATATAAGAAATAATGCCAAAAAAGAATACAATAACCTTTGTAAGAAGAAATGGAAAAAAGAAAACAAGGCAAGGGCAAAGCAAGAGAACAAAGTATGGTACAAAAATTAGTAAAAAATATTACAAGAAAAGATATAGAGGGCAAGGATAATGGCAATAGAATTTGAAAATATTTATAAAGATAGAGTAATTGATACGATCCAAAAGTTGTTAAAACAAAATCTTTCTTCTATTCCTATCATGTTTGATGAACATAGAGGACAAGAAAGTTTTTTAATTGTACCTGAAGCAGATGCTTTTGTTGATTATGCAAGTAATGTACATATAAGACAATTTACAACAACAATCAACTATCAATTACGAAAAGGTGGAGAGTACACCAAAGAGAATCAATTAAACAGATTGACAATGATAGCAGAAGTTGTCAAAAGACTTTTATTCGATAATAGAAACTATGAAAGTGGTAATATCACATTTTGGTATGGTGGTATTGTATCAAGTGTAGAATATACACGAGATGAAGAAGATGAAACTATATCCAATGTTATCATCACTTTCCAATGTAACACAAACGAGGTGATTTCATGAAGTATAAACACATAAAAGGACTTCAACTACAAAAACCATCATATCTTAACACACCTAATCAAAAGATTAGAGAGTTGTTAGCTGGTAAAGAAGTTGAGTTAGAAAAAGAAAACTTGGAAGAATTTGAATCTTTAGGTGTTCAAGTTCAACCAGTAAAAAAAGAACAACCTAAAAAGAAAGTAAAAAAAGAGGAGAAATAACACATGGCAGTTAGTGGAAAAGTCTATTCTAAAAGTGATTTTAGTGTAGGTATAAAAAACAAAAATGCAACTGCATTTGAAACAGCAGCAGCTAATGATACTGCATACGAGTTACTTCCTGTAATTAATGTATCTGCACCAGTCCTCAATCTTGTTGAAAGTGGTGAGATACGAAGCAATAATGCAGGAATGATTGAACTTGATACAGATCAATTTAGAACTCAAAAAGGTGGATTTATCACTATGGATTTTGAAGTTCCAGCAGAACGAGATATGATTGTTCGTATGTTAGCTAATGTATTGCAAGATCATGGTGAAGCAGATACTGGTGGTTCAGCACCATACATTCACACTATTCAAGCAACTTCAGGTGCAGCTTTATCAAGACCTGATTTTACAGGATCATCAAGTTCAGGAATACCAAGTCTATTTGACATTGGTTTATATTACCCTGAATCTGCACAAGATAAACTGATTACAAGTGCTGTATTACAAAGTTTAACTATGAACTTTGATATGACTGATGGTAGATGTTTACTAAGTGGAACATTTTATTCAGGTATGACAAGTTCAAGTAAGTTCTTAGTAGAACAAACTTTGAGTGCTAATTCAGCAGCACCAACTCTAATGAGTACATCACCAACACAAATAGAATCTTACTTTGATGTTAAGAAACTTGATGTTGATGGAACTTCGTTAGCAGATATGGTGATTACTGGAGTATCATTTACATTTGAAAACAATGTAGCAAGAGTAGGTAGAGATTCTAATGGTGATGCAGAAAGCTATGCTTTTGGTATCCCATCAGTAAACATTACTGGAGAAATTTCATTAATGTATGATGCAAACTTTGACTTTGCAAGTGGTGGTAATGTATTACAAGACTTTTTAAGTGGTAATACTGCAACACTAAAACTTCAGCAAGGTGATGGTACAGTTTCAACAGCAGGTGAGATGAACATAGAGTGCGAAATCTATTCAACAGCAGTAAACTTAGATCCGAATGCAGACACAGGTGCAGTAATTACAATTCCATTTAAAGTAGTACAACCTACTTCAAGTGGTGCAGCATCAGGTACAGCATTTAAGTTTGAGTATGCAGATTCAACCCAAGCAAGTGGTTGGTAAAGGAGTAACAAATGAAGGTTAAAATGTTCGATAAAGAGTGGGAAGTTAAGGATATTAACTACAAAGAAAAGCGAGAACTTTGGCAATTAAGTCTTAGTTCTTTTGCTGGCTCTGAAGTAGTGCAAGAAAAATACTTCGATATGATCAACAAAGTAGAAGAACTATCAGGTCTTTCAGAAAAAGATTATGTTCACAAAGATAAGAGTCTTTTAACAATGGCTGAAATTGATCTTTTACTTCAAGAAGTATTTGCTTCCTATATGAGTACTGAAAAAAAAGACTCATAGGACTTTGTAGTTATGTGTGGTTTTCTCAAATGGGATTCCCACACATAACTTTAGAGTTTCCATACAAAAGGCAAAGTCCTTTAACCAAAAAGGTTAAGACTTATGAAAACTTAGAACAAGTATGGGAAGAAATAGAGATGTTAGTTGATAGCTGGAAAGAGAGTCAATTTTCTCTTGGCAGAAATCTTTACTTTCATTTACCCTTGTTTATGAATCCACAATGGATCGTAGATATTGAATATCAAATGGTATTAAAGGAATATAACTGGATTAAGGATTTTAATATTCCACTTGCAAGTACATTAGATGAAGTAATTGCAAGTAAATTAGATGAATTTGATGTTATAAATAGTGAGATAAAATCAATTCAACTTTATATGGGCGAAAAAAATGGCAGATAAAAGAATAAGATTATTAGTACAAGCAGAAGTATCTAAAGCTGTAAGAAATTTAAACAAGTTAGAAAAAGAAACTGATGAAACAAAGCAATCGGCATCGGAATTAACTTCTACATTTAAGAATTTATTTGGTGCAGCAGTATTAGGTGCAGGTGCAAGAAGTGTTATACAAACAGCAAGTAATTTTGAAAGTTTACAAGTAAGACTTGTTGCTTTAAAAGGAAGCACAGAAGAAGGTGCTAAAGCATTTCAACAATTTACAAAGATTGCAGCAACCACACCTTTCCAGGTACAAAATGTAGTAGAAGCTGGTGCTACACTTGAAGCATTTGGTGTAAGTAGTGAAGATTCTCTAAAATCTATTGCTGACTTAGCAGCATTTATGGGTACAGATATTGTAGATGCAAGTGCAGCATTTGGTCGTGCTTTTGCAGGTGGTGCTGGTGCAGCAGACATACTTCGTGAAAGAGGTATTTTACAATTAATCAAAGATGCAGAAGGCATAGAAGATTTATCAAAATTAACTTTACCTGAATTTAGAGAAGCTTTGGAAAGGGCGATGACCGATCCTGATGGTAAGATTGCAGGTGCTACTGACTTATTAGCTGCAACATTTAGTGGTAAAATTTCTAATATGCAAGATGCTGTAGATCAATTACAAAACTCTATTGGGCAACAATTATTAGGAGATTTAGGAGATTTTGCTTTAGTAGTAAGAGATTCAGCAATTAGCATGACTGATTTTGTTGATAATTTATCAGAAGAACAAGTAGGCAATATAAAAGAATTTGCTACAACTATTGGTGTAATGGCAGCAGGATATGGTGCTTTAAATGTTGGTATTATGGTTTCTAATATATCTCTTGGATTGTTTACAAAAAGAATAGCATTTTTCTTAGCAGCATTTGAGGGGATAAATACAGTTATTCGTAATTTAACTCTTGTTCAAGAAAAAATAGTATCTGCAAGATTAGCAATGGCTGAATTTGAGTTAGAGCAAGACAAAAGAACACCTAATCTAATTTTAGGAGATCAAGAATCTTTACAAGAAAGAGTTGATTTTTTTAAACAAAAATTATCTGAATTACAAACTACTAATGAAGGTATTTCATTTGAAAAAGGTATGTTTACTAAAATACTTATGGGAGATGAAGAAGTAAGTGTTGATGATATAATAGAAGATATAAACAAAGTTAATGAAGCAACACAAAAAATGGCAAACACAACAAATGAAGCCAATAAATCAACAGAAGATGGTAATAAAAAGAAAAATGAATCAAATAAAAAAACTTTAGAAGAACAATTAACAAATTTGGCTACTGAAGGTAAGATAACAAAATCAAATGCAATATCTACTATACAAGCCAAATCGAAAGAGTCAGCTGCATCTTATATTGCAAGTATATTTAAAGGAATTGGATTTCCAGCAAACATTGTTTTAGCAGGATTAGCTACTGCAGCTATTGATAAATTGTTTGAGCCATTGACACAATTTCAAAGTGGTGGATCGTTTATAACAAACAAAAGAACAACCCTTCCTATTGGAAATGGAATTGTAGTTGGTGATAATGCAAGTGGTATGGAACGAGTAGATATTACTCCATTACCAAGCCCTACAAGTAGTGGAAACAACATCACAATAAACATATCTGCCCCATTGGTAGATGAAACAGTAGTAGATACAATAATACCTGCTATAAGACGAGCAGAAAAACTAAACCTATAAGGAGATACTAAAGTGGAACTTGGAAAAGGAACTAAATTTACATTGAATATTGAAACACTTGTCAGTATTGGTGTAACAATATTTATGATAGTTGGTTTATGGTTTAATCTTCAAGCAGACATAGAGGAAGCTAAGAAATTACCTGAACCACCAATCAGCAGAACAGAATACGATTTAAAAGATCAAATGATTCGTAATTCTATTTTAAATACTGAAGAAAAAGTAGAAAAATTAGAAGAAAAAGTAGATGACATTAAAGATGATACAAGAAGCATCAATGATACTTTACTGAAAATGAATAATAACTAATGAGGATAGATTATGAAAAAATGGATACTATCATTGTGTATATGGCTTGGACTATCTACATCTTGGCTGTACTCGCAATCAGTCAATTTGGATAATTTCCAAGATATTCAGTTAATGAAAAACGAGTTTTGTGCTGTAATAGAAGTCAATGCTTCTTGGAATTGGGCAAACAAAATACCATTAGAAAAAATAGATAAATGCTATACTGGATATGTTGATCTTGCCAACAAAAACATAGGTGCAGTCATTCAAAAAGAATGGGACATCAAAGTAGTACCTACCATTATTATATTTGAATATGGTGTAGAGGTAAAACGATTTGAAGCAGACCTTTCTATGAAATTTAGAGAAGATGAAATACTAAATAACATAAGAAGGGAGATTGGTCAATAATGTCTAAACATTTTACCAAACCTAAATTAAGAGAACGAATTAAGAATCGTATAATGAGAGGTTCTAAGGGTGGTAGAAGTGGTCAATGGTCTGCAAGAAAATCACAACTTCTCGTAAAAGCATACGAAAAAGCAGGTGGTGGATATAGAGGTGGCAAAACTAAAGCAGCGAAATCTCTTTCAAGATGGACTAAACAAAAGTGGACTACAAAGTCAGGTAAGAAATCATCAAAGACTGGTGAAAGATATTTACCTGAAAGATTGATTAAGTCTATGAGTTCATCACAATATGCTTATGAAACAAGAAAGAAACGAGCAGCAACTAAAAAAGGTAAACAATCTGCTAAATATTCTAAACGAACTACTAAAAGAATAAGGAGATATACATGAGTTTTACGAACTCTAATTATTCAGCAAAGCTATCACCAACCATGACTGAAAACTGGTTGGTACAAATATTTAAAAATACAACTTCAAGTGTATCTACAACTGATACTCCTGA